CCTACGCGATGGATTTAGCGTCGGCGCACAAATTAACGAGTGGACAAACAACAAAGGCGTTATGCAGATTACTTCCGCAACCCTTGATGAAGTTTCACTCGTAACTGATCCAGCAATTGACAGCGCTCGCGTTAGCGAAGTCGCAGCTTCCGAGAACGAAGCACCTAAAGAAGATTCTGCTCCGGCAACCGCTGAAGCAGACAACCCAACCGAAGGAGAACAAGTGTCAGACACTACCGTTCCAGCTCCTGCCGAAGAAACGGTAGAAGCTGCTAAGGTGGAAACAGTTGCGGCATCACGCCCAGCGTTCTTCACCACTCCTCGCCTTGAGTTCACAAAGGCTAAATATCTCGAGAACAGCGTTCGCGCAAAGCTCGGAGATGACGTTGCACGCCAGTACGTTATGGCAGCAGATGACACCACAAGCAATAACGCTGGTCTCATCCCAACCCGTCAATTGACAGAAATCATCAACCCACTTTCAAACGCAGATCGCCCAGCTGTTGATTCAGTATCTCGCGGCGTTCTACCAGATGCAGGAATGAGCTTCGAAATTCCTAAAATCACCGCAGTTCCAACTGTTGGAGAAGAAGCCGAAGCTGCTGCAATTGATGAAACAGGAATGACAAATGAATTCCTTTCTGTGTCGGTTAAAAAGTATGCCGGCGGTCAAACATTCAGCGTAGAACTTCTCGACAGAAGTTCACCTGCGTTCTTTGATGAACTCGTTCGTCAAATGGAGTACGCATACGCAAAGGCAACCGACGTTGCAGTTGTCACTGGCCTAATCGCTGGCGGAACAGATGGCGGAAACCGCACTCTCGACGCTGCTGGCCTTCTTGACTTCGTATCCGATGCTGGCGTTTCAATCTACGCTAATACTCTCGGATTCGCACAAAACATCATCGCATCACCTCAGCAATGGGGCGCAATTCAGAATCTCGCAGATGCAGGACGTCCGATTTACCAGAACTTGATTGGCAATATGAATCAGGGTGGAAATCTCGGAGCAGGTTCCGCAACTGGCAACCTTCTAGGATTGAACTTCCGCGTTGATCGTAACCTCACAACCGGTTCCGGCGTTGGAGATAACACCATCATCGTTATCAACCCAGACGCTTACCAATGGTTTGAGTCATCCCGATTCCGCCTACAAACAAACGTCGCACTAAACGGCCAAATTGAGGTCGCTTACTACGGCTATGGCGCATTGGCTACAAAGGTCGGCGCTGGCGCTTACCGCTGGATGGTTCAGTAGTTAGAACTCAAAAGTGACGGCCAGTCCGCTCCCGAGCTGGCCTGTCACCCTCTAGATCGAAAGGAAAACGAGATGCCAACAATTGTCACAGCCACAGAGCTTCGCACGATTCTTGGCGTCTCGTCGTCCCTTTATTCAGACGCTTACTTGGCAGATATTGTGGATGCAAGTGAGAATCTGGTTTTGCCAATGCTCGTTACCTTTCAGAGCAAGATCAACAAAGTTTATTTAGAAAACAATGTCGCTTATTTTCACACCGCGACAATTCACGAATTCACCGAAGGTCAATCGGTTGTCATCACAAGTGTCGGAGCGCCTTTTAACGGCACTCACACAGTTACAGATGATTTAATTGGCCCCTATGTATTTACCGCCGCCATCACAAATGCTGACGTATTGGAAAAGAACATTATCCCAGCCGGAAACGCTGCGCTCTCTGGCGCATCAACCTATGTGGGAAATGCCAACGTCGAAGCTGCCGTTTTGGCTATTTCTGTCGAAATCTTCCAAGCCAGAACAGCTGCCGGCGGATCCATTGAAGGAATAGATTTTGCAGTTACACCTTACAGACTTTCAAAGAATCTTCTCGCCAAGGTAACAGGTCTGCTAGGCCCTTACCTTGACACCGATGCAATGGTGGGCTGATGCCAGCCTCAACCGTTTTATCGTCTATCCGCACACCGCTGGCAACGGCTTTAACTGGGGTATCCGCGAACGTTTATTCATACGTTCCAGAAGCTGTTCAAGTTCCAGCGGTTATTCTTGTTCCAGATTCACCCTATCTCGAATTAAACACAATCAACGACTCAACAATTCACGCCAAGATCAATATGACAATTACTTGCGGAGTCGCTTATCTTTCCAACCCAGCTTCTCTTGACAATCTTGAGCAGCTGATATTTTCAGTTTTGGCAGTAATTCCGGACGGCTACACAGTCGGCCCAGTAGAACGGCCATCGGTTACGCAAGTGGGTGCAGTCAATTTATTGGTTGCAGATATTCGCGTTTCCACCTATTACACACAAACCAACTAAGGAGAAAACGTGGCAACCACAGTAATTACCGGTCGCGACATTTCGCTGTCTTTCACAGGTGGAACGGACATCGAAGCCCAAGCGACAAACGCGGTATTGACTAAGACCAACGTTCGCGAGACCTATCAGACTCTCGACGGCGAGGCTTACAAGACAGTTAATATCGAAGGCACTTTCCAGCTCGATATGCTCGCAGACTGGGGCAAGGCTAACTCTGTATGCGAAGCACTTTGGGCAGCAGCAGAAACCGCACCAGATACCACAATCAGCGTAACCCTAACCGCTGCAACTGGCGCACAATTTGTTTTCCCAATCCTTCCAGAATTTCCAACAGCTGGCGGATCAGGAATTGATGCACAAACAGTATCCTTCACCTTCAAAGTATCAAAGGGTGAAGTAACAGAGACCTTCAGCTAAAAGATCGGAGCATCGGGAGATGAAGTTATCAATAACAATTAAATACAACACGGGCGAGTCGGTTACTTATGTAGCCGGCTTACCCGAGTGGGCTAAGTGGGAACGCAAAACTGGCAAGTCCATTTATTCGATGAAGGATATTTCGGCTTATCAACAAGCGGACTTCTTAGATCTTGCATATTTCGCTTACAAGCGCGAAGCGGCAGGCAAGCCCACTAAGTCTCAGGAAATCTGGGAACTATCCATTGATGAAATGCTGATTGGAGATGAAAGCCCAAAAGCTACGAGTCCGGAAGCGTAAATCGGCTTCTTGTCGAAGTCGCAATAGCGACCGGAATCCCAATGAGCGAGTGGACGGACATCGAACAAGTATTAACGGCAATTGAGATATTGAAGGAGCGCAAAGGTGGCAGATGAAGCGATTGCTTATGATCGCCGCGAGTTGCGTAATATTGTCCAAGCGTTCAAAGCTATGGACGAAGAATCCAAAAAACAAGCGCAAAGATTATCTAACTCATTGGCTCAATTTGCAGCTGATGAAATTAAACAAGCTGCTTACAACAGATTCAAAGCTGCCTCAGCCGTTCAAAGAGTCGCCGACGGCGTCCGAGTTAAAAAGTCGTCAAAGATTGGCGAATTCTCTTACGGATTTGCCACTCAGCGTTTTTCAGGTGGCGGCACTACACAAAATCTCTGGCCGGGTCTTGAATTTGGATCTAGTCGTTTTAGACAATTTCCCAGAAGAAGTCCTCGACTTGGTAGGGGGGCAGCAGGTTATTTTATCTACCCGACCCTTCGCAAAATTCAGCCTGAATTAGTCAATAAGTGGGAAGAAGGATTTGCTTACATCCTTAAGGAGTGGGACATCTAATGGCCGGAAGTAGAACGCTTAAGTTATCCATTCTCGCTGATGTTGATAATCTAAAAAAGAATCTTGACGTAGGCTCTAAAGAAGTCGAAGGCTTTGGCGGTAAGTTAGAAAAGTTCGGCAAGATTGCCGCTGCGGCTTTTGCCGCTGCCGCTGCTGCGGCTGCCGCCTATGCTGGCAAATTAGCCATTGAAGGGGTCAAAGCGGCGATAGAAGATGAAGCTGCACAGAAGCGCTTAGCCCTAGCCTTAGAGAACGTCACAGGGGCCACAGAAGCCCAAATTGCGGCAGTTGAAGAGCAGATTAGTAAAACGGCTCTGGCTACTGGCGTAGCAGACGATAAGTTGCGTCCAGCCCTTCAAAGACTCGCCACAGCCACAGGATCCGTTGAGCAGTCACAAAAACTATTAACTTTGGCCCTTGATATTTCAGCCGCTACTGGCAAAGACGTCGAGACAGTTTCCAACGCATTAGGTAAAGCGTATGAAGGCAATACGGCTTCACTTGCTCGTTTAGGAATCGGTTTATCAGCTGCCGAAATCAAAACGATGGGATTGCAAGGCGCAGTAACGCAATTAGGTCAAACCTTGGGCGGTGCAGCTGCTACACAAGCCAATACTTTTGAAGGTCAGATTGCTAGATTGCGAGTGGGCTTTGATGAGGCCAAAGAAGCAATTGGCGCTCAACTATTGCCAGTCATTCAGAGACTTCTTGATTACGTTGTGAACGTTCTCATTCCTAAATTCCAAGAGGCTAAGCGAGCAGCCATTGATCCAATCGTTCAAGCCTTTAAGAATAACGAAGCAGCTTTGCGCGACTTATGGTCTTTCATTAAAACCTATTTAGTCCCCATTTTTGAAACGGCTTTAGTAGGCGCAATTAAATCAGTCGGAGCCACAATTGCTGGAATCATCAACATCATTGGCACAGTCACCAGCAAAGTCAAAGAATTGGCTAATGACGTAATTGACGCAGTTAATAAGATTATCCGCGCTTACAACTCAATTCCCATTCTCCCTAACGTTTCAACGATTCCTAATATCTCCACAACGACCACTTCGAGGACTGGAAGCGTTCCAACGGCAAGCCTGCCATTTGGCGGCGCATCAATCATTCCACCATCAAGCGGTTCGGCTAACGTAACACCTTCAACGCCTCCAACCACAGTTACAACGCCAACAACATCAACGCCGAAGGTCACAACAACTCCAAGCGTCCCAGTTGGATCATCTAGCGCCATTAGCGTTGGAAGCAATTTCAATCCCGGATCCTTTAGAATGGGCGAAGAACGCTCAATGGCCGGAGTAACCATTAACGTCAATGCCCCCAGCGCAATTGATGAAGAAGGTTTTACTCGAGCAGTTGTCTCAGCTCTCAACAATTCAAACTCTCGCGGAACTGGCGGCGGTAGCGGATTATTTGGAATTCGCAACGAATTATGACAGCTTGGACGCCCGAGTATCGCGTTTTAATTAACGGCACAGATGCCACAGATTTAACCCTTGTCGGCTTCACCGCTACTTCTGGACGCACCGACGTTAATACCCAAGCCCAAGCCGGTTATTGCAATTTGCAGCTCATTAACGCAACCAACGCATTTTATGATTGGAGCGTTAATACTGGCGTAACCCTCGAAGTCAAAGATACGAGCGGCAATTGGGTTAGTTTATTTGGTGGAAGAATCAGCGACGTCTCGACTAGCGTTAGAACCGCTGGTGAAGTCGCTTATGTGACGCAGATTCAGATTGTCGCGTTAGGCGCATTATCTAAACTTTCAAAAGCAATCTGGACTTCTAGCCTTGCCCAAGACGATGACGGAGATCAAATCTTTACAATTCTAAGCGACTTGCTATTAGCCTCTTGGAATGAAATTAGTCCAGCGCAACAATGGAGCAGTTTTGACCCGACAACGACTTGGGCAAATGCTGGTGACGTTGGACTTGGGGATATAGATCGTCCGGGTCAGTATGAAATGGAACAACGTTCAGCTAGCCCAATTGATTACTATTCAATCGTTACCCAAATCGCCAACTCAGCTCTTGGATATATCTATGAAAACGCCAATGGAGAAATTGGTTACGCTGATGCGGCACACCGGCAGACTTACCTACTTGCCAACGGATACACCGAATTGGACGCTCGAGAAGCCTTTGCAGCTGGTATTAAGCAATCTATTCGCTCCGGCAAGATAATCAATAAATACCAAATCAATTATGGAAACAATTTCAATAGTTCCAAGAGCGCGACGGATCAAGATTCAATAGACCTTTACGGCCTTTATTCAGTCCAAGAAAATTCGCTGGTTCACGATGCCACCGATGCTCAGAACATAGTGAATCGCCAAGTGGCCCTACGCGCTTATCCGCGTCCACTATTCGACACCATTACCTTTCCGCTTCAAAATCCCGAAATGACTGACGCCGACCGAGATGCCTTGATAAATGTATTTATGGGCCAACCGGTCAAAATAACCAATTTGCCCATCAACATTTATGGCGGCGAGTTCACCGGTTACATTGAGGGCTGGACTTGGACTAGCACCCTTAATGGCCTCTCATTGACTTTCACCGCATCACCGACTGAGTTCAGCGCAGTAGCCCAGAATTGGGATCAGGTGAACGCGGCAGAAACGTGGAATACGATACTTAATACGCTAGAATGGCAAGACGCGATAGGAGTAATCAGCTAATGGCAACAACGACCAACTTCGGGTGGGAAACCCCTGACGACACAGATCTCGTCAAAGATGGCGCTTTGGCAATGCGCACTTTGGGCAACTCGATAGATACTTCTTTCGTTGATCTCAAAGGCGGCACAACCGGACAAGTACTAGCCAAAGCATCAAACACAGATACTGA